AGATCCAGTTCTTTTACCGAGTCTGGAACAAGTTCAGTCGGGTTTGGCAGAAGAGAAGGCAAATACTTCTTCAGAAGAAGAGGAGCAAGACGAGGAAGTGCAAGGTATAAAGCAAGAAGTGATCCCAACGAACCTGCCAAAAAACTTAGAAAATACTTCATTAGAAACTGTAGCTACATTCAATGTACCGTTCTTTGGTGAATTTCCAATACCAGCACCAGAGGTTATTGCAAGTTCAGTTATAGCCAGTTCAGTCTCAGCAACAGCAGCAGTTACAGGTTCAATTCTTTTAAGCAGCGTAGTCAATCAACTTAAGAAAATATTTAAGAAGATATTTACTAAGGTTTTAAAGAAGGAAGTAGCAAATGTTAAGGAAAAGATGGCAAGTAAAGATAAATGAGATATATTACATTTACAAGTCTTTCTTCCGATCTCATATTTAGGTTAATTAACCTCTGACCTAAATTAAGTGTGCCACGAAAGACAAGAGGTTTAAGCGAGTGTACCTGACTGATCTCTCTTAGATTTTTCAACGCCATGAGTGTCTAAGATGAACTCAGTACATCACTCGCTTTTAAATTTTTCGGGATTAGCTTTTACATAAGCTCTAATATTTATAACATCACTACAAAGGTTTGCATAAGGTGATTTAGGATTAATCATATAACCGCTTGCATGAAGCTGTGAACACTTTAAAACTCTCACTAATTGCTTATCA